TCCACAAAAAGTGGGGCGGGGATGACAAAAGCTGGAGTTGCTAAATATAGACGTGACAATCCCGGCTCTAAACTTAAAACTGCTGTTACAGGTAAAGTAAAACCTGGTTCTAAGGCAGCAAAAAGAAGAAAATCGTTTTGTGCTAGAAGTGCAGGGCAAATGAAAAAGTTTCCTAAGGCAGCAAAAGATCCAAATTCAAGATTAAGACAAGCTAGAAGACGCTGGAGGTGTTAGATGTTTAAAGCATACTTTTACCTATTCTGTGCCTTCATGACGGTCGTCTTTATGTATTTATCAATACAAACTTCATCAGCAGAAACAAATACTGTGTCCAGCACAGTGGTTAACAACACCCCACCAACAGCAAATGCACCATCTATAATAAATTCTAACAGCGATATATGTAAGGTCGGTGTTGGCGCAAGTGTGCAAAATAATATTGTAGGACTTGCAACAGGCGTAGTTATAGACGATGAGCTCTGTCAAAAATTAAAATTATCTAGAAGTTTATATGGTTTTGGTATGAAAGTTGCAGCGGTGAGCGTCTTATGTCAGGACCCCCGTGTGTGGGATGCGATGACAGATGCAGGCACTCCATGCCCTGCACGAGGTTTAATTGGTGCAGAGTCAGCCCAATATTGGAGCGACAATCCCGATCAAATTCCTGACGGCAGTAAATACAAACCTGAATATGTACAAGCTAGTAAACCTATTAAAGAAGGAGTAAGCGATGCAGGACATATTGCTCTTTATAAGACTTTGTTCCTTATTACTACTGGTCTCCTTTTATTCTAAAGCAGAGTGTCTTATAGATGAAGCAGGACTTTGTACACCTGGTGTTACAATTACAGAAGACACACAAGTAGATATTACAGAACAAGACTTAGGCACTGAGATTGTCACGACTACCACAACGACTGTTACAACAACCACTGAAACAATTACAAATCAAAACTCCGATAATATTCTTGACGGTTTAAACGGATATGTAAACTCTTCAAAAGAAGGTGATATGGACATAGATTGGGGAGGTCAAGGCCCTGCTACTATGCCTAGCGGATCTAATTGTTATGGTCTTGGCAATGACAAATGTGCACAAATTACTGGATCTGGTAATTCTACATCAACCATGGGTGTCGATGGTATGGGCACCACATTCATTCAAACTGTAGATATTTCAGATTTAAATATACAAAAAGGTGGAGAAGTGAAATATTCCATCGAGGTAGATAAACAGGATGCTCAAGATAGAATTTACATGCACATCACAGGTCTTAATGGATCAAGCCAAGTCTTTTCTGGAACTGATATCTTGTCTGAAACTGGAGTTGCTTCCGGGTATCAATCATACAATGGGACTTTCGATTTCGCTGGTGTTCTAAATAGACTTACTATTGAGATTGGTGGCAGAGATATAAATCTTGCAGTGGGTCCGGTTTTTGATGATGTAAGTGTAGACGTATTTTACAATGTAATTAATACAGTTATCACTCAACAAATAACTACACTTGAAGAAATCTATTATTTAAATTTGTTTGATACTGTGGAGTTAGAATTTGTAGAAGAAGTATTTGAGTTTAATGACATTATTGTCGAGGATGGTTTTGTAGATTTTGTTCCTATGGAACCTGAAATAGAAGAGGTATCTTATGAGACTGTGGAGTTAGAAATACAGTTTGAGATGGATTTTGATATGGACTTTGCACCTCCCCCTCCAATGGAATATGCACCAATGCCAGAGCTTGTAGCTGTCGAAATGCCTGTTAACGTAGAAACAGTGACCTTAGAGATTGAAATGGAAATGGAGTTAGATTTACCACCGCCTGAAATGATAGCCTCTGTTGAAGATATGCCTCCTCCACCTGAAATGGAAGAAACACCACCACCCATGGAATCAGAAGCAGAACCAATAGAAATTGAAACAGAAGAAGCTCCGCCACCTATGGAAGAGACAAAAGAAGAAGTGCCTGTAGAAGAAACAGAGCCTGAGCCTGTTGAAGAGGAGACTAACGAAAAACCTCAAGAAGAATCACAGGAATCAGAACCAGAAGAACAGCCAGAACCACAAAAAGAAAAAGATCAAGAAGAAGAGCAAGAACCAGAGAAACCATCAAAGCCTAAGGTATCAGAGAAAGAAAAAGCTGCTACAAAAATTGTAAAGAAAATTGATGATAAAGCTAGATATGATGATGCTGCACAAATGAAAACACTTATAGTCATGCAAATATTAGGTAATACTAAAACATTCTTTGACACACAATCTATTATTGTAGATACAAACGTTAATGAATATTTAAACAAGACAATAGAAGATGAGTATGGTATTTTGTTTAATATGGCTCAAGATCAAACAATGAATGACATGGTAAACTCACAATGGCAGAACTCTCAATAGGCGGTGTGTCCTTTAAAGGAGGACGCATGATGGCAATTATTTTAGCACTGAGTAGTGCTGTAGGTGTTTTGTACGGCGGTTTTGAGGCGTTCAAACAATTCCAAGATATGTCTGCAAAAATAGAGGCTTATACCGAGCCGGACCTTTCTGGATTTGATAAGAAAATTGCCCTTGTAGAAAGTCAAACAAAAGCAGAGATAGATCTTGTCAAGCAACAATTAGATGGTCTTAAGAGTGAATTAGATCTAATACTAGGTGAAATAGAGCTTATTGCACAAGTAAGTCGTGAGTTAAAAGACGATTTAAAAACAGATTTACGGATGATGGAAGGTGATGTTCGGCATGTTACTGAAATAGTAAATGACGTGGAAGATAGACAAAAAGAAGATGCTAGAGAATTATTAGAAGAAATGAAACTTCTTGAAGAAAGTCTTGACTTAAAGATAAATAAGGCTTTAAATAATCCACTAACCGGTATGTCCGCTAAGTCAAAATAGGAGGTAGCTATGTGCGATTGTAAAACAGATGAGGATTGTGTATGTCGTTTAAGATCGAAATAAAAACAATATTGCCGTATGTTGTGCTTATCGCAACGATAGGCATGACTTGGGGCATGTGGTCAGAGCGTCTTAATGCAGTTGAAAAAAAGGCAGATAGTGTTGCACAAATGCAACAGGACATAGCTGTAATAAAATCTAAGATTATACAGATGGATGATAAGATGGCTTGGATAGAAGAGTTTCTTATTAAGACAACAGACTTTTAATGGCTATATCTCGATCACAAATGAGACAACAGGTATCTAAACCTGGTATGAAAAAAATTAAAAAAGTAGCAGGAGCATTAAGAAAAGCATCAAAAAAACACGCTTCTCAAGCAAAAAAATTACAAGGTTTATTAAATGGCAGACCCAAGAAAAGGAACCGGAAAAAAGCCTAAGGGTTCCGGTAGGAGGTTATATACAGATGAAAATCCTAAAGATACTGTCCGTATTAAATTTGCTACGCCCACGGATGCGAGAAAAACGGTTGCAAAGGTTAAAAAAATTAAAAAACCATTTGCTAGGAAGATCCAAATCTTAACAGTGGGTGAACAACGTGCTAAAGTTATGGGTAAAACACAAGTTGCTAATATATTCAAAAAGGGTAAGATGAGTATAAGGAGAAATAGAACATGACTAAATTATGTCCAAGAGGTAAAGCAGCGGCTAAGCGGAAATTTTCCGTCTATCCGAGCGCATATGCTAATGCCTATGCTTCAAAGATTTGTGCTGGTAAAATTAAAGATCCTAGCGGCGTGAAGCGTAAAGATTTTAAAGGACCTAAAAAAGCCATGGGAGGTTCTATATCTCAACAAAGAAAAGCTGTCTCTGCTCAACGCATGGCAAAGGGAGGCAAGATCGTAGCTGCAGGTTGTGGCATGGTAGATTCAAAAAGAAGAAAAAAAACCAAGCTATTCACCAACGCTGCTTAGGAGGTAATCATGCTAGATTCAATCAAAAGTAAATGGAACGCTCTCAACAAAAAAGGCAAGATGATTGCAGTTGTTGTTGCAGTTGTTGCAATATACGCATTATCACAGATAGTATAAAATGTCTGGCCACAAGGGATTAGCGAAGTGGTTCAAGCAGGATTGGAGAGACATAGGCTCTCGTAAAAAGGATGGCAGCTTCGCTAAGTGTGGCAGATCCAAACAAAAAAGAGATGCAAAAAGAAAGTACCCTAAGTGTGTCCCCGCTGCAAAAGCAGCAGCAATGTCAAAAGGACAAATTAAATCAGCAGTTTCAAGGAAACGTGCCGCAGGTAATGTAGGCCCAAAACCCACAAACGTTAAAACAATTGTCAAGAAAAAAACACGCAGAAAAAATAAAGCGTGATGTTATAGATTGGTCTAAGTATGTCTTAGAACCAATGAATAAACATCTTGGTTTTCCAGCATGTCCTTTTGCAGCTAAGTGGAGAAAAGATGGTAAACTTAGAATAGAGGTAAGACCTGACAAATCTAAATACGAAAAGCACCTTACAAACTTGCTAAAGGATTGGAATAAAAAACAACACGATATTTTAATATTCTGCGACCCTTACTTCGATCAATATGATGAACTACAATTTCAAGAAAAAATAGATTTTTACAATAAAACCTATAATCGCCGTGATGTGTATTTTATGGGTTTTCACCCTAACAATCCTGCTACTATTGAAGAACAAGAATTTTTGGTAAATCCTACCGATGACGATAGTCAGTATGAGTCAGACTTAGGATACTCTATGATGCTTATACAAAAGTTTAAACAGTTATATGATGCAAGTTGCAAACTACATAAGATAGGTTATTATAAAAAATGGCCACCTGAGTATTACGATGAAGTAGTAAAGGTCAGGCAAGAAGCGTACGAAAAACTATTTAAAAAGGAGAAAACATCATGATGAAAAAGAAAAATGTCGTCGGAATGAAAAGAGGCGGCAAAGCTAAAAAGAAGTCTGTTGTTAAAAAACGTGGCGGCGGCATGATTAAAAAAATGCGCGGCGGCGGAGCAGCAAATCCTAGAAAAGCCAGAAGAGGCATGTAAAAATGGCTACCTCGAACACTACTACATTTAATCTTAGTTTTGATAGTATTATTGAACGTGCTTATGCTCGTTGCGGTAAGTCTATGAGAACAGGTTATGATCTCAGAGCAGCAAGAGATAATCTAAACTTGTTATTCTCAGAGTGGGGTAATCGGGGTATTCATTTATGGAAAGTAAAAAATCATACACAAAATTTAACAGCAGGCACTACAACTTATACTGCACCTGCAGATGCATCTGATGTTTTAGAATTAGTTTTTAGAAAAATTGATGGTAGCACAACGACAGATACAAGTATGACTAAAATATCAAGATCAGAATACGAAAATGTTCCTAACAAATTTTCACAAGGACAACCAAGTCAATATTTTGTTCAAAGAAATTTATCTAACGTAGCTATAAATTTATATCAAACACCTGATACTACAGATACACAAATAAACTATTTTTATGTGGGAAGAATAGAAGATGTCGGAGCATATACAAATGAACCGGATGCACCTTTTAGATTTCTACCATGCACTGTTGCAGGACTTGCATATTATTTAGGACAAGAAGTTGCACCAGAAAAATCACAAGAATTAGAAAGAAGATATGAGGCTGAGTTACAAAGAGCTTTGACTGAGGACAGTCAATCAACTTCTGTTAACATAGTGCCTAGAAGTTTTTACGTGGGGTAACATATGACTTTTGCAAATGGTAATCGTGCTATAGCTTTATGTGATAGATGCGGCCAACAATACAAATATTTACAACTCAGACAAGAATGGAATGGACTGTTTACATGTCCTAGTTGTTTTGAACCAAAACATCCACAACTAGATCCAGGTTATCATGCAGCAGACGCGATCGCACTGAAAGACCCAAGACCAGCAAGACAAGAACCGGTAACTGTTTTTGTTGGTGCACCAGGTGACTCTGCTTTTACATCAGATGGTATGATACCGGCTGAACAAAGCACGGAGTTGCTTATTGGATCAACTCTTGGTACAGTGACCGTGGTGATATCATGAATTATTCTGAACTTTTAGACAATGTAAGAAACTATACTGAAGTAACTTCCGACGTTTTATCTAACTCTGTGGTAAATGTTTTTATAACTAATATAGAAAATCAGATTGACAGATTAGTAGATACTGATGCACAAAGAAGATATGCAACATCTGCCTTTGAAGCTAACAACTCTTTTTTAGATGTATCTGGTCCAGAAGGAGGATTTAGATTTGCTAGAGGTTTACAATTACATAAGTCAGATGGTAACATAGAATGGCTAGAGCAAGTAGATACTACTTTTATTGATGAGTATGCTGTTCAAAGATCTACATCAAATACAAGTTTTACAGGTGAACCTAAATACTGGGCTAATTGGGATTCTACAACATTAATTGTAGCACCTACTCCTAACTTAGCTTACACAGTAGAAATGTGGTATGACGAAACACCTG